ATCTGTAGCGTTACCTGAATAGGCCGCCGCGATCTTGAACGGTGATAATGCTTCTTCACCAACTTCGTTACCATCAGATGAATCTGCGTAACGTACTCTTAATGTGTGGATCTGACCAACTGGACCAGTCATTGGTTGTACACCAACCAATTCGTTTGCGATCACAGTAGGCATAACCCTTCTGATTACTGGTAGGATAACTCTGTTTAGAGTTGCGACATTACCGGCACTTGTAGCACCTGCTGTTGCAGTCTCATTCAACCACTTGCGTGTGTTTTCTAGAGTACTTGCCATTACAGCCTTTTTGTTACCATTTAGGCCTTCTAAAAGTGCAGTTTTGGTATCCTGCCAGCGACTTTCTAGTAGTTCTGACATTGTTTTCTCCTTATTTCAATCCTGCAAGTCTTCGAATGTCAACAATATTATTTGCTACATCTGAACTTACACTACTAACGTTAGTATTTTCTTTATTGCCTGTAATTTCTTTTGCCTCTGACTCTGTTAATGTCGCCTTCTTCGCTGGCGTTTTACCGTCAATAACTGCCGGTAAGTACTTATCAAACGCACTTTGCAGTTTGTCTGTTTGTACTGATTCCAGTAAATCTGACATAATTTCACGCTGGTCCTTGCTCAAAGGTCCAGTTAGTTCGTGCATTACTTCTTTGCGTTTAGCCGCATCAGCAATTTTAGCAATTTCTGCTTCTTTGCTTTCAACGATCTTCTTAACTTCCGCAGATTCTGCTTTTGCTTCTTCAATTGCCTTGTCTTTTAACTCAACAACTTTCATAAGTTTTGCAGTTTCTGATTTCTCATTCAAGTAACTGTTAGTATACTCCTGAGCAAATGTTTCGAAAATCTTGCGACCAAAATCGTTTTTACGTGCTGAGTCAATATCTTCTTTCAATTGACCAATCTCTTTCTTAAGTGATTTGCCAACAGTTTCTGATACCATCTTAGCACTACGCTCAACAAAAGTCTTACGTACTTTTGCTAAGTGTTCCTTAGCCTCACGTACTAAACGTACTTTAGTTTCGGCTAAGTCTTTTTTATCTTCGTGGAACTCTGCAATTTCTTTTGCTAGAGCCTCTACAACGAAATCTTCAAGTTTGCCAAACTTAGTTGACATTACTTTCTGATCTTCGTGTAACTCACCCACTTCCTTTTTAAGTTGCTCAAATACAAAACCTTTTAGTTGTTGTGCGTTTTCACGCATAGCAACAGCATATTTTGCTCTTGCTTCTGCTAATTGTTTTCTATCTTCTGCAAACTCGGAAATTTCTTCGCTTAATTTGTCTGATACAAGTTTATCAACTGCTTCTACCATTTGAGCCTTATCGTGCTCATACTTTGAAGCAAACTCTTCGCGAAGTTCAGCAGTTACAGCAAGTTTGTTTTCTTGTACTTGCTTGTCCCATGCTTCTTGGATGGAGGCTTTCACGTCTTCTGAAATTACATCATTTTCAAAAAGTGATTTTAGTGCTTCCAACATTTGGTTTCTCCTATTACCTGAGTCCTTTGATTATGTTAACCAATGACTCTTTTAAATACTTTTGCGCCTTGCTATCGCCTTGAACTTCACGTGCTATTTGTAGTGCCTTGTACCCCCCACGGGCATTCATTAATTGCTCATAGATTGGTGTTGGGTACGCACCTGGAGCACTTGGTTGAGCAACGATATCAACAGTGATAATTTCGTAATCGCTCACTTCGCCGGATCCGTCCTCTCGGACGTTACCAGATCCCCTTGATGAAACACCTAGTTTAACTCCGCTTTCAAGCATTGTTTGAACTAGTTGTCCCATCGGGGTTGGTAAAATTTTCATTTTTCCGTATCCATTAGGTCCATCCATCCACATATCAGTAATCATATGGGATACACGGTCTAAGTTAATGTTAAGTCCTTCGGGGTGATCAACTTCTCCAAGAACCGAATATCCGCCGCTAATCTGATCATTAAGGGTTTGGACAGCCTTCCCAATCTCGGTAACAGGGTAAACACGCTGGTTTGCATTACGCACACCACCTTGAATGCAAATTCCTTTTAAGAAAAGGTCTTTGCCCCCTTTATCGTTTTCGGAAGTCTCAACGACCATCTTTGCTTGGTCGAATGTTAGGTTCTCTTTAAGTGTAAACACCATCTATTTCCTTAACTTACTTGCCTAGTAATGACTTTTTGTCAGTACCAGTTTCGCCTGCGCCTTTTTTCTCAGCGCCATGGCCTTTTGAGTCAGACTTTAATGACTTAGAAGCCTTACCGCCTGGAACGTTTACGTTACCTGCGTTATCTTCTTTAGGTGATTTATCAGCAAGACCTGCATCAGATCCACCGCCTTCACCGCCTTTAGCAATGTTAGCCGCTGTGCCACCCATGTCATTTTTAGACGCAACAGTTGATTTAGTATTAACATTAGATTCTGAATTTGATGGATCAGAAACTTTTTGTACATACTCTCTCATTAGTTCTGTTTGGTCTTTTGGCATTTCCTTCTTTTCAAAAGCAGGAACTGCTTCTGGCTCAAGAGCGAAGCCTTCATCGGCTTCTTCGTCACCTTCGTCATCGCCAGCGTCCATATCCATTTCTGGACCTTCTTCGCCGTCGTCATCACCTTTATCTTCATCTGACATCATTGCGTCAAATTCTGCTTTAAGGTCGTCGAAAGTGTCTTCTAAATCGGCAACTCTGTCTTCTAAATCTTCTGAATCTTCGTCACCGTTATCTTCTTCGTCGTCACCACCTTCGATGTCAGCCATCATGTCGTCTGCTGGGTCACCGCCCATATCGTCGTCACCTTCTGGCACTACATCAGTGATGTCTTCTTCAACAGCATCTTCGTCGTCTTTTGCTTCTGCTTCGTCTGTTTTTTCTTCATCTTCGTCAGTTGCTTCGTCGACTTTGTCTTCGTCATCATCTTTAGATGCTTCGTCAACTTTATCTTCGTCTGCTGTTTCTTCTTTTTCTTCTACTTTATCGTCAGCGTCTTCTTTTGCAGTTTCTTCAACTTCAACTTCTTCAACGTCTGATTCTAGTAATCCTTCGTAGATGTCTCTTGACTTTTCTACTACGATCTCGTGGAACAGGTCTTCTGCACCAGCACGATCGTCAGCGATTAACTTTTCAAGCATCGCTTCAAATTTATTTTGGTTTGACATATTATATCCTCCTGTTGGTTTAGATGTGGTTAGGCTGTCAATAATATTTATAGTTTATAGGAAAAACACCCTGAAAAGGGTGCAAAAACGGGCCGTTTTACATTAGGATTTACGAAAACCATGTAAATCCATAAATTCTTCAACGGTTATATGGCTCAAATTGCCCAATTTCTTTAGCGGGTCTGGACAATAATCATTTTTATACTCAGTAACACGAATGTACTTTTTTTGCGGATTCTTCTGGATAATTATGCCAGTTTGTCTAGCCCAATTACCATGATACGTTTCAGCATCTACGCTTTTTTTATAGTTTTCCGTGTCTGCGTACAAATTATTTATCTTTCCAGCAATACCTCTAAAGTCAAATCCTAAAATATAAATTGTTTCGTTATTGTGTCCTTCTCCGTAAGTTGCAAGCCATAATGCTGTAGGTCCACTACTCCATCCTAGTGGTTCTTTAAAGTAATTAAACTTGTGAAATTTATCGTATAGTTTGTTTGGATTAGTCCAAACCTCGTGTGTAAGTTGATACCCTGAGTTATTAATTTCTTTAACCATCTTGCTATCTACTGCTACTAGATAGTCAGGTTCAAACGACCTGTAAACAGCGTTACAAGCGTATATCTTACCAAGGTCTTTAAGTTGATTTAGGTCTATTGACTTTCTGCTAGTACCATTACCTAGCACAAATGCTGTCGACATTACTAAACACCTGCTTCTGCATTAGCGGCGATTCCGTACATTTGGCGTACGAAATGCAATTCCTTTTCTTGCTCCTCTTTATGCATATCAGATGCTCGTCTCATTTTATTAATTTGACGTAGCGTTAGTCGTGTTTTACGTGTGTCGTCTTTGGTCACAATAGAATCGTCATATGCTGGATCATATGCATCATTCTCTGCAGGTTGCAAAGTTTCTTTGTCGAAATAAAAGATCTCACGTAGTATCATACTATTATTTATTCCTTATTGTGCTGGAGGAGGAGTTCCGCCGCCTGTTGCTGTATCTGGTGGAGGTGCATTACCTCCGTCAACTGGTGCCGCGCCACCTTCGCCCTCTGGTGCTGTATCTTCTAGGCCGCCTTCACCGCCTAGGTCTGCTCCAATACCTGCTCCGCTAATTCCTGCGCCTCTAAGTTCGCCACTTGCGTCTGTTGGTATTGGTTGAATTGTTTCGTCGTTTTCTTCACGCCATAATCTTTCGTTTTCTGCAACTTCTTCTGCACTTAGTCCTAAGAATCTACTTAGTGCAAATCTATTTGCAACATAAGGTATACCCGCCATCTGTGTAAATGTTCCAACTCTAGCATTATCAAGTTCTGACTGTCTGTAACTTGCAAAGTTTTGTGGTGGATTCATTTTAAGATCAAACATTGCTGTATCAATGTTTACACCTTTTTCTAATAGATAGCGTTTAAACTCTTGATTAAACTCTTCTGAAACAAGACCTTGTAGTCTTTCACAGTATGTATTAAAACGTAATTCTTGAATATAAGCAGTACCTACTCTACCATCTTGGAACTGTGATGCTCCGTCATCTGGTCCTGTTGGTAAGTATGAACTTGGAATACGTAAACCTCTAACAAGTTTATTAGTAAAGTATTTTAGATCGTCAATTTCGCCTAGGTTAGTACCGCCTGGTAGTGTTTCAACTTTTGATCCTCTACCTTCTGCTGTTTGTGGAAAGAAGTAATCTTCATTAATTGATAAAGGATTGTATGCACTATCAATAACATTTTGTCCACCACCTGTTTGAGATGGAATACGTCTTTGGTGTATGTCTGTTTTAACACGCTCAACAAATTGCATTGCCAAGTGTGATGGCATATTACCTACGTCTACATAAAACACTCTACGTTCAGGTGCTCTTTGTACCCTGTAAATAATGATAGCGTCTTCTAATAATTCTTTTTGTTTGTAAACTTTAAAAATACTTTCAAGTAATGAATTACCAAATGGGAAGTTATTGTCTAATCCTTCTGACAATGACAAGTGTACAACGTGTTCAGCATCAATAGCAACTTCCTTCATGTCTTTTTGGAATCTGCCACCTGCTTGTGTTTGACTCGGTGCGCCTACCATTCCACGAGCACCGCCTGTCATATATCCGTCTCCGCCACCTGTAACATTTCCGTTTGTTTGATGTGGAGTAGTAGCAATACCATTAACAAAGTTTAAGTTAATGTTTCTAACAATGTACTGCTCGGGCTCTTTGCCTTGGCTTTCGTTTACAATAATTTTAGTTACGTTTGCTGGGTCAACATAAAACCATTTTTTAGTTTCTGG